TGGCCGGGATTGGTTGGTGACGACAGAAGGTTACATCCTCGCTATAAGCCACTTCACGTCGTCACCGGCCGTCTCTCTTCTGACCAGCCCAACATCCAGAACGTACCTCGCAAGAAAGAGTTCCGTTCTGTGTTCGGAGGCGAACCAGGATATACCTGGGTCAAGGCTGACTACTCTCAGATCGAGTTACGTCTTGCCGCTTGGCTGGCTAACGAACCTACTATGCTTGAGGCCTATGAAACAGGCGAAGACCTTCACGCTCTTACTGCTCGGACCATTCTTGGTGTGGATGATGTGACTGCCGAAATCAAAGAGGGTACGTCAGCCCGAGACGTAGGCAAGATCCTCAACTTCGGTTTGCTTTACGGTGCCGGTCCTACCACACTGAGGTACATTGCCCGAACCAATTATAACGTATTCTTCAATGCCGCAGAAGCTACGGAGCTTAGAGAACAGTTCTTCCGTCGCTACGCTGCCTTGGAGCACTGGCACCAGACCATGAAGAAAGACTTGGAGTGGACGGGTATCGCCCGTTCTCCGCTGGGACGAATCCGCTATTTGCCTAAGGCCAAAATCCCGTGGAGGGTGGAAGAAATGAGGGGTCACAAGATCCATGCCATCCTGGAGGGTATTAACCATCCTATCCAGTCAATGGCCTCAGACCTTCTGCTAATGAGCCTTGTGCGAGTGTCTCCTAAGGTACGCCCACTTGGCGTACAGGTAATTGCCGAAGTACATGACGAGATTGACTTCCTTTGCCCGGACGACAAGGTAGAAGAGGCTAGCCATATCATCAAGGCCACGATGGAAGATGTGTCATGGCTTTCAAGATTTGGGATTAATCTGGGCGTGCCTGTTGTTGCTGATATTGAAACCGGAACCTATTGGGGTGAAGTGAAATGAAGAAAATTTGTGAAGCATGGGACCGCAAACAAAGAAGAGCATGTCGTCGTGTGGCTAAAGTCTACGACTACAACAAGAGATCTCTGTGTCATCAACACGCAGACGAGCTTGCCTTAGATACTTTGTATATGAGTGACGAGGCTATTTGGGCGATGAACAGGCTTTGGGGTGTGACATGAAGACGAAGTACCAAGAATACAAAAGCCCTGTCGGGATTTGGTTAATGTGCGAGACTTGCGGAGTCATTGTACTGGACCGCTGGCTACACGATGCATGGCACCAGGAAACGTCAGCATGACTCTTTCATATTCAGATCTGAACAGCTACTTACGTTGTCCCAAGCAATACTACTTCCGTGCAGTGGCAAAGCTGCAACGGAAACGCCAGGATATCAAGCTAAGGCAAGGCACCTTGATCCATCGCCTGCTAATGGGCGGCTTCCTTGCAATGCAGCAAGGCAAAGCCTGGCTTACTGGAGTAGACGACACCCTTGTAACATTGCTAGACGATGCTTCAGACATGGCGCAGTTCGAGGATGAGTACCGAGAGGCCGAAGCACTCATCGGAGAGTCCTATGAAATTGTGGTGCGCTATTTCAAGCAGGCCGACTGGACTGGCTGGAAAGTTCTTCACGTCGAAGAAGAATTCACCGTTAAGATCAACGGAGAGACGCTGAGCTTTACTCCTGACCTTGTTTTGGAAGATCCTTCAGGCAAAGTATGGATTGTAGATCATAAAAGCGTCTCCACTATTGATGCTGAAGGTGTGCCTTTTACTTCTCAGCAGAGTCTTCTTTACTTTGCTGGAGTTCAGGTTCATTATCCGAATGCAGTAGGCTTTCTCTTTAACTTCTTGAGGAAGAAGCTACCCACTGAACCTCGCCTTAACAAGACAATCGACAAGGCAAGCGGTCTTTACTTCGTCAACAATTTGAATGCAATCGACACGGAGTATGAGATGCTACGAGACTTCATCAAGAATGAAGCTCCGGCGCTTATGGATGATCCCCGCCATCGACAGAGATTAGCGGAGCTTAGGGATAACCCTACTCGTTTCTTTGCTACTCAGCGTGTGCTGGTTAATGAAGCGGCACTTTCACAGATCGTGGAAGAGTCTTCATGGACTATGGAAGATATTGAACGAGCACATCAAACCTCTCGTTTTCCGAGAGTTTTGCAGAACGACAACGGCTACCTTTCCTGCAATCGCTGCGAGTTCAATACAATTTGTGGGGCCACTCTGTTAGACTTCAATGTAGAAATTGTCCTTCGGGACTACGAACCCAGGGAACCAAAGAATCCCTACGAGAGCGACTAGGAGTAGACATGGAATTCTTGATCGGAGTATTAGTAGGTGCATTAGTGCTTTACATCTGGCACTGGCTAGGAGATGAACCAGATGAGCATGAGCTTGTCCGAGTTCTACAAGCAAAGACAGTAAGGGAACAACAGCACCAAGCAAGAACAAAAGAATTGCTGCGAGCATATAACGTAGCCAAAGAAGAACTTGGTCATGCTCCAACAACGGATCAGATCTTTCTTACAAGAGACCAACTAAGAACACAAGATGAACTGGAGAAGCATGGCACGCCTTGATGCAGGCTCAGTAACAACTAGAAAGGATGCCCCTAGCGTTCAGCCACCCGGCACATCTCTCACGAGTATGCTCGGAGGCACACCTGGCGTTCCTGATTCCCTTAAGGGAGTGCTGTTTGGCCCGCCTAAGACGGCCAAGACAACCATCGCCGCCTCTGGCGGTCGCACCTTACTAATCAACTATGACCCAGAAGGCTATGCCACACAGACTCTCAAGGGCCGAAAGGATATCGACATCGTACAACCACAAGATATGAGGGAGACCGATCTTCTTGTGGCTGCGCTGTTGCGGGGTGAGGGTGACGAGTATAAGTGGATCGTGCTGGACTCGGTGACGTTTATGTTCCAGCGGTTTGGTGGTAAGGATATCCTCCAGACATACCAGGCAGGCAAAGACATTCGCCGGGCCTACGGGCAAGCAGGGGCGGCTACGTCTCAGGTCATTAACGACCTGGCCATGCTGCGAGGCCGCAACGTCTTGTTCACTGCTCACCTTGTTAGGGAAAGCACTGACGACGATGCTGGAGTTGACGTAGACCAAGACCTAGGCGAGCATGAGGTTAAGCTGGCCGTCACGCCAATGGTGTGGAAGATTCTAGGGCCTGCTGTAGGTTTCATCGGCCGCACATTCAAGAAAGATGAGTGGGTGGATGGGAATAAGGAGACAAAGTATTACGTTTCCTTCAACGATGGGGGTCGGTCTCCGGCCGGTTCCCGATATGATATGGCAGGGATGTACGAGGCGTCGGACACCCTGCTATCCGACCTGACAACGAGTCTGCTCTAAGAAAGGAACAGATATGAGTGCAATTAGATATACGCCACGAGCAGCCGACATGCCCAACCCTAACAGGGGTCAGGGCGGTAGTTACACCGAGATTGAAGTTCCCGGAGATTACGAAGTTAAGCTGGAGTCCTACAAGAATTACGACAATACCGCAAAAGAGGGCGGAACTAAGGGCTGGGTCTTTACCTACTCTTGTGAAACTCCAAGCGGAGGAAGCGTACCTTTCACTGTTTACCTCCCGTTTTCGCAGATGTGGAAGATCATTCTTCACTTTACTGCTTTGGGTTCTGTAGTTACGGAAGATGAAGGCCGAGACTTTGATCCAGAGGAATTGTTGAACAGCGTAACTGCTGCTCACATTGACTTCCCCAGGGATCAGCTTAATAATCCTACTTCTAAGTACCGTGAGATCCGCTATGTCTTCCCTATCCCACAGGATAGCGATATTGTGGAGATCATCGAGGCTTCAACACCTGAGGTAGTTGAGCTACCTGACGAGGTAGAGGAACTATAGAATGACTGTTTCGCTTAGTGACCAACTCCTTAAAGCTAAAACTCAGCAAATCGAAGCAAAAGTCGAGAAGGCTAGACTTCAGGCAGAGGTTGCTCGAATTGAGCTAGGTAAAACCCTAGAGCAAGAGGCATATCGGCTAGCGGATGATGACCATAACAGGGTCTATCGCTTTCTGGGGGCGGTCACTGATGGCTCAGCGAAGACTGCTGTGGCTACGCTTGTACGGTGGCATCGAATTGATCCGGGCTGTGACATCACTTTCCTGATCGACTCGCCGGGCGGCGGAATTATCGAGGGATTCCATCTCTTCGATACTATGCTGTCACTGCGTAACGAGGGCCACACAATCACTACCGTAACTAATGGGATGGCAGCGAGCATGGGGGGCATCCTCCTGCAAGCTGGGGATGAGCGTATCGCTGGGCCTAACGCCAGCATCCTCATTCACGAAGCATCGTTTGGTGCTATGGGATCTATGGGCCAGGTCGAGGACACGGTAGAGTTTGCCAAGAAACTTCAGGAACGCTTATTGACGATCTTGGCACAGCGATCTACGCTATCCAAGCAACAAATCAGAAACAGGTGGAAGCGGAAGAATTGGTGGTTGGACGCAGACGAGGCTCTTAAGTGGGGCTTCGTAGATTCAATCTCCTAAAAGATCACGGTGGTAGCTCAGTAGCAGAGCACAAGGCTCATAACCTTGGGGTCGTTGGTGCAAATCCAACCCACCGCACGGGCGAGAGGAAGCAGCGTTGGCGCTGAAACGTAAGTCAGCGGCAGATCGCCTTCCTCTCCCCCCCATGTCAAGGCCACCACATCCGAGAGTCGCTATCTGCGGGATGAGTGGAGACAAGAGAAAGCCCCCCGAAGGGGGCTTTCTTTATTAGCAGGGTCGTCAGGAGTCGAACCCGATCTCGCAGTTTTGGAGGCTGTTGCGCTCCCCAGCGTCGTCCCTACTTGGTTTGATGTTCCACCGGCTTGCCAGAAGACAGAACTTTTACGGAATCAAGAATCCTGGAGTTGTCACATCGAGTGCTCCCGAGTCAACATCAATGAAAACTCCAGTCGCAAAAGCGGAAGCAGGAATCTGGGTTGGGAATACGATCGCTCTTTCCGCAGATGCGGCGATAGAAAGTGGTCCGAACACCAAAGCTCCTGTACCGTTCTCGTCTCTGACATTCAGAACCGTAATTCCTGCTCCATTACGAAACACCAGAGCACTCAACGTAGTCGCTGTCTGCACAGTCCCAGGAGTCAAAGCCTCTTCAGTGCCTTCTACATCGACAACAGAAGCTCCTTGCTTGTTAACACCCGACACTAGATTAGTGTCAGCACTATCTACTTCCGCAAAGCCTTGTGCATCAAAGCTAGCTTGGGTACTTCCGACAGCGACAGCATTCACTACCACACCTGCAAGATTTTTTCCGTACATGATTTTACTGGCCATTAGTTACCTCCTTTCTAAGCTACTAGAACGGCACCATGAAGATGGTATAGTCGAACAATAGCCTCAGCTTGCTCAGCAGAGAGCGAACCTTGAACAAGGCCATCCTCTCCTACCACAAAAGGCAGGGCCTCACCGGAATTACCGGCATGAGGCAAACTGAACTGCTTTCCCCGAAGAGCGTCGATACGCACTTGAGGTAAATCACGTTCCTTTACAACTTTCGCTGCGGGTTTTGCTGCGGGCATAGTTTACTCCTTTCTGTGGTAAGTCTATCAGCCCAACATCTACGATGCGAGTCTTTTACTGCACCTGACGCAGGTTAATCTGAGCTAAAACAGCATCCGCAACAGCCTGCTCATCCACGTCAGCCACAATACCTTGCTCGATAGCACGGTAGATAAATTGAATAGCCAAGACCAACGGCACGAAATTTCCCGCTAGATTGCGGATGGGGAACCGCTGCCAGACCTGTTCAGTCTGGGGAACGTTATCGCTGGCAATGGCAGCGAGAATCCAATCCTTGTCGTCTTGTGATAACATATCTTCACCCCCTTCCACTGTAGTCCAGTCGATCCCTGAAGCAAGGGCTGTAGGAGAACAATTAATTTGGTCATGCATCCTATCATCAATGGATGCTAGATTCTTAAATACCTGAGCACCATCATTAGTACGAATGGCAAGCACCGCAGTCTGAAACGCAGCAGGCTTATAGCTATTCGGAGGCAAATCAAGAGCCGTGCAATAAGCATGTAAGCTAGGCCAGTCACTAGTTCCAATGTTGCGGCAGTTATGCGTGCCCCCAGCTAAAGGAACCACAATGCCATACTTCCGCATCACAACGACATAAGCTTGCCACGCTTCCTTAGTCTTAGGATGCACCAGGAGCCGGTAGACTTCGCCCCCCGCTTTAGGAAACTCCAGCCGGACAGCCTTTGTAATGTCACATACCGGCTCATAGCCAGGTTGACCTCGTTGAGCATGATTCAGAACGACTTCGGGATACCAGATACGGACTTGATCTGTAAGAGCCATTAGATACCCATAAGTCTTGCAACACCAGCTAGAGCAGAGGCGGCTCCAATTGTGGCGGTGATAGCCCACCTTCTAGCTGTAGACAATTCTGCTCGTGTAACCATCTCAGTCATTGACAACTTGAGGCCGGTGATATCAGCCTGAAGAGTGGTTAGCAACTGAGCCTGATGGAATAGAAGCTCCTTGGCGCTGTACCTGATGTACGCCAGTTCTTCGTTTGATGCTCTCTCCATGCTGTTACCCTCCATTAACGTACTCAGCAGGATCATCGGGTACGTCCGTATCTGAACCTTCTAGAGTTTCAGTCAGTTGGTCGATGCGTGCCAAAGCCTCAGTCAACCGAGAGTTAACCAAGACGTGAATTTCTTGGACCGCTTTATTTAGGACTTTGGCTCGATGGTTATTCCGCAAAGTCACCATCGCTGTAATCAGAACGATCACAGCAGTTACTAATTCAAGGGAGATCACGCTTAACCGCCAGCACTACAAGTCGTTCCTGTGCCACTGTTTTCAGCATAGATAGCACGGCTGATCCACCCGCTACGGCAGCGGCGAACGCAGCCGATTGAAGAGTCTCTAGATCAAACACAACCTCAACAGCGATAAAAGTGGCCGCAGCGGCTTCGATAAAAGCCCAGAACGCACGCTCAAGAATGTTGTATAGATTCATATTGCTAGACTAGCATATCAACTTAACACATCAAGTCGAGCTTCTAACCGTTCCATACGCTGACGAAGATCCTGAACTCCTAACCAGAGAACCGCAGCAATTGCGTTCTCATCAGGCGAATAACCCCAGCTATCGCCCTTAGTAGTGAGATACTTCAGTCTGTCATCTAATTCCTTAAACTGGTCTAGCAAAAATCCCCACTCTCTTTGTTTGGTACTCTTACGCTTGAAATCAATTGGAGTAATTTCATCAATAACTTGTAGTCCAGGAAATCTAGGAGACTTAGCTAAGGATAAGATATTGGTCTTAGACTCAGCCCATGATGAGAAGTAGCCTACCGCCCTAACAGTCGTGCCTGTGCCCCTGTCCAATCTTAGTGTTTCATGGTTGCCTACATCAGTTAATCCGTCACGTAGGTACACGCTTGATGCTGAACCTCCATTAAGGATTGCAACTGCCCTATTGTTAGCATCGTCGTATAGAGCTAAAGTACCGGACGTTGCGCCCATACCACCGATATGGCTACCTGAACGATAGATTCCTAATGATTCTCCATCACTGTTACGTGCCGCAAACACCGCCGCACCGGAAGCACGCACAAATAAACCGAAATTCTGTCCAAGCACTACCCGCTCTGTCGTGACTGCCAAGCTAGTTGAGTTGCTACCAATGTAAATAGATGCTGCTGCTGATGATCCTTGAATCGGTACGCTCATAGTTAACTCTGTACCAATTGCTGCCGCTAAAGTACCGCCTGTAGTAAATTTGATAGTGTTGGCATCTGCCGCAGTACGATAGATTCCTGTGTCGGTATCATTGAGGAAAGCAATCCCTGGTGTATTAACTAAACCATCATTAAACCAATGTCGGTTTTGAGAAATAATACGATCAAACCCACCAAAACCAGAATCACCAATTGACTCTAAAAGTAGCTTTCCTTTAGCTTGGATAACGATATCATCAGCCCCCGATTTAGTAATAGTACCAAAAATAGCTTGTTGGGTTGGATGTGCTCCGGTAACGATAAGTCCTAGTTTAAGCCAAATAGCATTAAATTGTGCTACGCCAATAGAAGAATCAAGGTAAAATCCTTGTGTTGCATTGGGATCAGGTGTGGTCAAATCGGCAGGGCTAGCACCATTCCAGTTGGCAGATTCAATATCGCTTCTTACTGTGACTGTATTAAACACTGCCGAACCATCACCAAAGATAGCCCACCCCGTCAAATCAGCGTCGCTATAGTTCTCAGAACGCAGCACACCTTGAGTTCCGCCTGCAATAACTAATTGCTGTGCGGTGATAATACCGCCCCGAATGTTTCGGGCATCCACAAACTGACTGGCTCGGATCTGTTGGCCTAGATTACCGAAAGGAAACCGCATCAGGCAACCTCTCGTAGCACTACCGCTGCGACACCCTCTCCAGGAGCAGACAACGAAACAGAGTAAGCATCAATCAGCACATCGTATTCACTATAAGCATTGCGCTTCTGATAGCCATCACGGAAAGCCACTACTTGCTCTAGATCGGCTGCTGTAGTGATGTTGGTGATCTTGCGGGAGCCGGAATGTCCCTGCGCCGTTCGACTAGCCTCGTCACCTAAGTCAAGCAGAAGCCGCCAAACCTTCTGAGGCTTAGCAACCTGGGCCAAAGCATCCACGCCCAGAATCACCGGCCCCGTGGTAGGGATGCCTGCACCAGTGTAGACCATCCTAATCCTAATGCACAAAGTACGGAACTTGATTGTGGAAGTGTCTGTACTAACGGCTGTTTTGATTCCCTTGCCGCTGTCGGTCGTATAGGTAATGGCGTTAGTGAACGAAGAGCTACCGTCAATAGCATAATCAATCAGAATGTTCCAGTCTGCGGGCAACGCCTCACATGAAAGTACTAAGCTTGCCAGGATCTTTTCATCAGCTAGATCATAGTCATGCCAGGCTGAAACAGCAGAACTAGACTTGGTATACTGATCTGTTCGAGCACGCATCACTCGTACCGTGCCTGCATCGCTACGCACCGTATAGAAGATGTCTCCATCAAAGACTACAGCTTCTTGGAGATCATCTGTAGAGTTGCCATCCTCGTTAATCCCCACTACGGCGACTCCGCCCGTCACTGTATCAATCTCGTAAACCTGATGAACACCGGACGGACCTTCTGCCACAAAGAAATGACTGAGCATTGTGCCATTCTGTGCTGAAGCGGCAATCGTCCCTAGATTAGTACCGCTGCGTAAACGTCCTAGTGAACCGTATTCACCACCCGGAGTTAAGTAAAGCACGGTAAGCTCATCAGCTACATCTCGGCCAGGAATATACAACATACCGGAATGTGCCCAGATAGCCTCTCCGACAAAGCCAGGGATACGAGCAATCTCTGAGCCAAAGCCAGTGCCAGCCGCAGTAGTAGGGGTAACCTCTCTAATTGTGGTCAAGTTATCATGGACAACCAATACATAGATACGACCATCCATAGCACACATAGCTGGAAGACCTCCCAAGGCTCCACCCACAGGAACTCCAGTGTCATCGCCAAAGTCATCAATAAGAACTTCGTATGCGCCAATCTTAGCAATCTCCCATACTTCCCCAGAAAGGGCACGATGCCAATATACATAAGGGCCTAATTCAATCAGGCCAGAGTCCGTAGAGTCTGGCAAAGCATTGCTATCAATCTTTGTGGCTGCTCCAGTTCCAGTCCAGGCATAGATATTATCTGTACCGTCCTCAATCCAGTAAACTCGAACAGCGTCTCCGGTAGGAGCCGGATTAGATCCCTGAGTAGGGCCAGTAACAACTACGGCTGCTCCCCACTTTGAGCCGTCCCATAGGTAAACATCATTGTTAGTAGCTCCTGAGGCTAAGAGATACAGGTTGCCAATACCTCGAACTAAGTGACCATGCACGACAAAGTCAGCCACTCCTGTAGAGTCCTGAGTGTCCTCTACATAATAACCAGGACGAAGTGTGCCGGGTTGATTAAAAACACGGACGCCATTTAGTTCTCGCCAAGCCGATGGCTGACTATTACTAAACTTGATTTGACCTTCGCCCCCACTCCAATCAGTCAGTGTCCATTGCATAGTGTCAGCCCGCATCTGGAACTTGTTGCTCTGTTCACCTTGAACAGTTACAGCATTAGGAGGCCTAAGCGGTTCTCCACTCAGCGAATAGTGATCTCCTTCTGCGTCTTCGGCTGCGTGATACCCTACACCATTGATGTAGAAGTCATAACGAGACATGCTAACTCACCCATCGTCTTGCCCGAGAGTATAAGGGCGTCTCGTGCAGCATATGCTGCCTCTCCACCGCTAGTTGAGCAGCTTCCATACGAGTCTCGCTAATGAAGCGGCCCTGGAAATGACGCACATCTCGGGAAGTCTGACCAGGCGGGGTAGTGCGATCTGTTCTCTTGCCAGGATCATGTGTAGCAGGAATAATCGTGCCACCCATCAAAATAACCGTAGCACCCAGAACAACTAGCTCTTCCTGTCGCTCGCTAAGGGTACCCACAGTAAGGCGCTGGGCATAAACAAAGTAAACAGCCTCTCCATTGGCAGTTTGCCCCCAATCCTGGACGAACAGGCCCGTACCTGTAGAATACTCAGCGGGTCCAGCACCATAATGAAACTGGTAGCGGAAGGGTAATGTACTAGGAAGCTCAGTCTGCTCGATAACTTCATATAGTCTAAGCACCCCAAGCTGCGGAATGATATCAGTCTCCGCAAGCTCATAAAAATCTTGAGGATTAACACGAGTAATGGTACCTTGAGCAAAAGCATGAACACCCCACAACTCTAACATCTTGATAGCAGACGTAATTGCATCGTCCACTTTCTTGACGGTGAAGCGGGGATTCTTGTAGAGCACATCATCGGTTCCTACAGAAGCCGCAGCAGTAGTACCAGCCCAAGACGGAATCACAGTCAGGACATCGGCTCCCGGCTTAGCGACAACCATAAACTGCTCACTTGTTTCTGTGTTCTCCAATACATCGTTAACCTCCCACTGCTCATCATCTAATACAGTGACGGACGTAGCGCCCGATGCGTAAGAAGTGGCAAGCCTAGTGACAAAAGGAGCTTCTGTAGGAAAAGCCCCAAAGAGGTAGTCGTATACACGCTGTCTGATTTCTGCCTGGGTAGCCATATCAGTAGTAGCCTACTTGATCTGGAGGGCTAAGTCTTGAATACCGCCACCAAACCGACGCTTGTTGATTACCTGTGCTCGTTTTCCAACCTCTTTCTTAAGATACTCATAAATCTCGTTGTTAGTGGCAGGAAACAGACCAGAAGCATCAGGCTTCAAGACTTCGGGACGGCTTTCAGGTCGCTCAGGAACGCCATCACGGAAAGGATTATAACCCGGATAGTCTCGGGGAAGCTGAGCGTAATAATTGAACAGTCTTAACGCCAGAATCGACACTAGCTGGTGCCTTTCTTTCCGGCCTAGTGGCACCGGAGTAGGCCTAGCCTCGGCCACTACAGCCGCAACCTCTAGCTGCCGCTCACTATACTCGACTCCGGGGATCTCGTTAAGGGGCACCACACTCTTGATCGAACCGTCAGGATTACGCAAGATATGAGCAGGCTCGGGAAACACAGTCATACCGCCACCCCAATCTTCAGCCCCTTCTTGAGCTAGCACGTCTCGGTGGACTTGCTTCATACCCTGATGCTCTTCGGCAAGCGTTGTAGCGTTCACAGTCCTGATGTCTTCCTGGATAACAACAGTTGGCTCCCATCCCTGACGATCTGCATCATCAACAGGAGGCCTTGTGTCGTCTCCAGGAAGAACCAGAGTTTCCGTAACAGGAGGCGCTTGCCTATGCCCAGGCAAGATTAGTCTCTTATCGGCACGAGGCAAACGCCTTCTCATTAAATGCTCCAGGTACGGGACGTGGTAGCTCCATCACCGAAGATACCTCGGGTAATAGCACTAGCGTCTTTATACATGTTGGGTAGCGTATGCCTAGCGTGCCGCTCGTGGCAAAAACCAACGAACGCCCCACCTTGCTCAGCCTGTGCCCAACAATCCCATGCAGCGCAGTAAATAGGAATCAACGTAGCCATGTCGATCAGGAGCTTAATGCCCTTACGCTCGTAGCGCCTCAGGCCAATAGCATCCTCAGGATCGCCACCAGCGTTGTTCTGGATCTGCGCCTCGAAAGGAAGCTGCACAAGACGACCATCCCTGTGGATACCCTTGATATTGTACAGCCGCTTCTTAGGAAGGTTCCTACCCGGCCTATCAAAATGCAGGGTCTTAACCTTCTCTGGATCGATGATGAACTCCTGGTCAATGGAGTATGGCTGGATCTCCGTCCCTGCTGGGATAGAAGCACCAAAACCTTGAGGCCCATATTCCTCGAAGTCCTCACCATGTACTTCAACAGGATAAGGAATATCTGAAGGCTGAACATCACTACGAGACGACGAACCTCGCCGTCTAATGACGCCCACACCACTTCGAGCTTCCTCGATCCGTTCACTTTTGGCCTTAGCTGACACTTTTGCCGCCTCAACCATTTCTTCGGAAAGAACCTGTTCGGGTCTCTCTCTCACGGTCTTTTCAACCATACTCATTCCTTCCATGAGTTGGGGGCCAGATGCACGGCTCCGGCCCCATATTTCTTCCCGCAGCCGTGCCACGGGCTGGATCTTTAGCTCTCGCCAGGTTCCAGACACCACAAGCCTAGTTGATTAACAGACCCTAGGCCAGGGTCCAATTGGATTAAGCGTCGGTAGTGCCCTCTACGCCAGCAAGGTCTTCGATCTCGAAGACACCATACATAGCAGTAGAAACCAGAACCCATCCCCTGATCGGTGGCCAACGCATAGCCTCGACACGAGCGGCCCACTTCTGAACTAGCCCAAGGGCGTAGTCCCGAATGAAGATACCACCCGCACGGTCGGCCCCGGCATTAGCCGTAGGCACGTTGGTCGTCTGGAAGATGTCGATACCAAACCAGCTACCGAAATAGCCAGCCATAGCCTTACTCAGTGAGTTAGGCGAGGTATTGGTATAGATAGAAGCCGCATCGGCCTCCAGTTCCGTCCTCAAATCCGCCGTTTGGCGGGGGTGAAGAACCGCAACAATGGAGCCAAGACCAGCGGCGTCGTTGACTTCCAGGTTATAGATCGCATCGAGCAGGTTGGACAGTGAAATGTTTACTGTAGTCGCCCCAACGGCGATAGAAAATCCAGCAAACAAAGCACAAATGTCCACGTCAACCTTGTCACCAAGAGCACGACCAAGTTGCCGCAATCGAGCGCCATGAGCCGCAGCGATATCGGAGACCTCCAGTACATCAGTAATGGTGGCCATGATTCCGATTTCAGCAGCGGTCCCTGTCACTGAAGTTGAAGTCAACGCAGTGTTGGCAAGCTCGACGCCTTCCGAAACGGAAGCGGCGGTAAACTTATCAGCCTTGGGAACTTTGACGGAGTTAGACGCATCGCCAGCAAGATCGTGAAAATCTAGCAAAGCGGGCGTCACTACGACAGCCATCAACGCATCCTTTACCTCTTCCGAGATAATGGCTGCGTAAGACACATCATCGTATGTCGATGAAGTAGTCGGGTTAGTCGCAAAATCAGATGCCATCTGTTCCTCATCTCCTTTCTAAAAAGATTTGTGGTGGTCGTTCGGACTCACTTCTGAACGCTAGGTGCATAAGGATTCACACCCGGAGCAACCGGCCTTGGGTCACCCCAGGGATTACCTGGATCAATTTCCACTCGGCCCTGGCGTAGAGCCTCCCTAGCAGCAGTCTTGTCTGTCTGGTGCAGAGCTTGCCAAGCTTGTCTCGTCATCTTCTCCTGCGTTGCGCCGCCTGCGCTATCGCCGGGTCGTGAACCACCACGAGACATTTGGGCAAGATCTGAAGACACGTTAGACGCTCCAGTTGGGTCATTGCCCCCTTCCGAAGAACTTCCTGCACCCCCATCGCCGGACTCGCTAGCCTTGCCAAGATTGTGCAATTGGACAAAAGCATCCAGGTTCTCGGCAGTGACTTCTGCATCGGGATTAGCGGCTGCGAAAAGCTCCCCTCGGGAAGCCTCGTAACCCTGTTCCCTTGCTAGATCTCTAGCCAGGAGACGCCTGTTGTCTTTCTCCACAACCGCAGTCTTTTCTCGACTACTAGTCAAGTCCTTTGTCAAGGACTCAATCTGTTCCCTCATCTGAGGGATATTCTCACCTTCGCTCATTAGATTCCTCCTGAGCATTTACCGCTGGTTTCACCAGGAATTGCGGTACTACGTCCCGGCACCTGGGCTACCGAGAGCTTTCTATATGATACGTTAGCACACATTAAGAACCTTGTCTCAAGTTACCCAAGCTTTTAGCTTGTGGTGTACCCGTAGCACTAAAACCTGTAAAGGGCTTAGTCTTCTGTTGCATAGTCTTTTGAGCAGACAAAACAGCCCGATTAATGTTCTCCATAATCTCAGCTTCACTTCGTCCAGAACGAGCCGTCTGCCCAAAAGCAATATCAATAAGCTCTTCACTATCCAAGCCAAACTGACCAACATCGACCTGATGCCGCAAGCGTAGCAAAAGCTCAGCAGCCTTCTGCGCTCCCTGTGTGGCAGTCTCAAGAGTCTGATCCGTTCCCTTAGCAATCTGGATTGCATCCTGAACTGAGAACACGCTACCCAAGCCAGCACCCACAGCGGCCTCTTGGATGGAAGACTGCTCCCACAAATCATATAACTCGGGACTAGCCTTACCTGTCACGAAGTTAAGCATACCTTGGATAGATGTAATCGGCTGACTACCTTGAGCAGTAAGCACTTGATTGAACGCTTCCATAGCCGGAGCATACTGCTCCATACGACGGAACCCTTGCACCGTCTGTTGCACTGTTTCTAGTGAATGTCCTTTATCCAATAAGCCAGCCACAAGAGCAGGAGTTACGATGTTTCCGGCATTAGGCAAAGCTTTCATAGCCTGCTTGATTCCTGCTTCATACTCTAGGAAACCTGTTACTGCTTCAGCCGTCGTTAAGTTATTGTCCTTGGCAAATTTGTCCAGCTTAGGGAACCTAGTCTTGAACGAAGTTAACCTAGAAAGCTGGTCGATAACCCAATCCGTGTTCTTCCCTTCTGACTGTGCCACAAAAATGATGTCCAGAGCCGCTCCGTCTTTAGCTGCCCATTCAGGTAAACGACCTTCATCCAAGGCTAGCGTAGTCACTTTCTGAACCTCAGACTCGAAAGTGCCAGTGCCTTCCATCTCTGCAATGCTGCCACCAAAAGTCGTACCGGCACGCTGAGTTAGCGTCTTGAGAGTAGCCGCTTCGGTCATGCTTGGTCTCTTTCCCTTGCCAAACAAAGCATCCATCTGATCCGGTTCAGCCTCGAAGATAAGCTCTCTGGTCGAATTAGGAAGTCCATAGCCAACGTACCACTTACCGCTAGATTTGTCGAAGTACCATTTCATCTTAGCGCCTTGAAGAATCTTCAGATCAGGGGTAGTAGGATCTTTGTCGCTGATGCCTACTCCCTTTTTCTGAGTAGATTCTTCCTTAGGCGTATAAAGCGAAAGATCAGAGATACCCCCCGTTAATTCGGAAATACCTCTGCGAAGTTGTTCAGTAGTTCTCTTGTCTTTAGACCAATCATAACCGCCCCCTAGGTTACCTGCCGAAGCATAATCAGCACGAGCATCTTGAAGCTCATTATTGTTTCGCACGGCTCGCAAAAGTTGCCCAATATCTCGTGTGTCTCCAGACCAGTTATAACCAGACATGCCGAATTCGTTTCCATAAAGCTCTCGAACAAACTTGATATCCTTAGCTTGTGCCACTCCCCGCATTAGCTGATCTGCCGTAAAAGAAGGAGCCGGATCTAGTCCAAAAGCTTGCCTATAAGCCAGTCGTGCTTCCTGTAAAGTAGCCATTAGCCCTTAAACACCTGCTTCAGTTCTGACATACGATTTTCCAATCCTTGGATAAAGGGTGCTGATGTGCGAACTTCGTTGCTTCGCATCAACCTATCCTTGAAAGCTTCGGGACTAGCGCCAAACTGAGCGCCCCCAATAGCAGTATCAGCCGCCGCATCAGGACGCATCACTCCCGAAGCTGCTTGAAGATAAGGAGACATATACTCAGCAGCCGAAAGGTGCTCAGGCTTCTGACGATAAATTGTTTTAAAACGAGAAGTAGCTTTGATCTTCTCTTCTACGAATGTTGCAAAATCCATCTTCTTCTCTCCCTTGGTGGCCACAACAGCATCTACATACTGACTTGCCAAAGCCATAGCATTAGGATGTTCCTCAAAGACTAACTGCCGATTCATATCGTTGACCATGTTAGCAAGCTCTTTAATATCGAACTGATTACGAATGTCTTGCGCCGTAGGCCCACGAGCGCCTCCGCCTCCACCGCCTCTGCCGCCTCCGCTTCTAACGCTTGAGAGAGGAATACCCACCTTGCCGCCAAACCAGTTAATTGCCCATTCGGCTAATTCCTGAAGGCCCTCAGGAGTACCTGTCAGCCGAGTTTGCTCAGCATTAGGATTAAAAACAGGCACACCTGCTGCATTCTTCTCATCTTGAAAAACCCTAGAGATTTTTCGGGGATTCCAGAAATGAGTCTGAAGCTCAGCAAACATGTCTCGGGCATACTTGTTATAAATCTGACCCATAATTGAAGTAGAGTAACCGTTTTGTTCTCCCCAGCCCTTAAGACTAGTAGCTACTTCTTTAGCTACGGCATCAACCCAATTTAACGGATCACCCCCAGCCCTATCTGCTACAGTCTCAGGGCGTTCGTCTTCCTCAACAGCCGCAGGATCGTTTAAGAATGGATTAGATGGATCATTAATAGCCATTAGTTACTTTCTCCTGGGTCATACACTGGAGACAAATCTTCGACATTGTAAAAGGGCGTCTTGCCAATCCACAACCAAGCCAACATTCGACCATATCTATCTGTATCTCCAAATCTTGAATCTCGCACAAGGTAGATGCTATCACCGTTATTGGCCGCTTGCACGATTGCATCTTTAAGAGCATTCTCTTGTTCTAACGCTTTGTCTGCGTTTGGCCCATTCACTTCTTCTGCTCGGATACCAAGAATCCTTACACTATTAAGCGTAGGCGAACCAGGGTAGTTCTGAATCAAAATAGTATCGCCATCAACAACATGACGTACTGAAGGAATAATGACATCGCCATCTACATCCCCATTCGCATCAAACGGAGATGCAGGTTCAGGAGACACCCAATCCAGCGGACCATAACGGCGCTGATACTGTTCTTTCCAGATACCATTCCAATCAGTCTTCTGATCCTTAGACCCATGCATAATGTACAAGAAATCCTCCCGCATCTGATCCTGCTCGTTCCTAGTGACACGACTATCCTTAGCACGCTGTCCCACCAAATCATTCTTGAAAAGGAATTGATGAATCTTCTCCTGGAACTCTGGAGCAACCAGATCAGACTGAGCCGCTTCATAAAGCATATTACGTCCTGAAGTAACGGAACGATCAGCAATGTATCGGTCATACGCAGGCCTAACCACATCAAAGATCGGTGAAGTTCGCTGTACAATCTGCTGCTGTACCTCAGCATAAAGCTCTTGGCCAGTCATACCAGCAGCAATGTCAATACCCAAAGACTCAGCTAACGCAGCGCTCTTCTCATCCACAGAGATAACCTCCCACTCGTTAAAACGAGACGAAACATCCTCTTCGTTAAGGCTAGGAAAATCGGTACCCCAGGCCTTCCACTTGTCCGGGATGCCTACCGCCTTCCGCAGATTGTCGAAAGCCGTCAAGTCATCCTTACGGGTAGACACCCCACGAACTGGCTCAACCCCGGCGTCCTCAGCAACGTAAAGCTCTAGGTCTTCCTCAATACGGCTCCAGTTCGACCACACTTCCTCGACTGCGGTAAGACCCCAATCCTTGGCAAACTGTGTATCCAACACCCACGCTAGCTTTGCTTTCTCTTGTTCAGGCACAGCCTCCCACAGCAGAGTATTAACTTCGTTGACTTGCGTGGTATAAAGCTCTTTGGCAGCGCTCTTCTTGGCAGCGTCAATCACGCCTAGAATTCGCCTAGCTCTTTCAATAGGCTGCACCGGACGGACATACCCCCGCTTTACTAGAGACTCGTGTAATGCTAGTTCGCTAGGAGAACCACCTGTACGATAGGCATAGTCCGTGCCTGCTAAGTTCTCGTTGATTGCGTTTGCAGTCCATTCCCACGAACCAACCATGTTCACAGCCAGACTAGGCTGTTGCACCACTAAAGCATCTCGCTCCCACGGGTCCAACTTAAAGAAAGCATCTCTGATATCGTTAGCGGTTTGACGAAGCTGCTGATCTGTCATACGCTCAGGATCTCCCGGTAACAAGTAAGACAGGTTCTCAAACTGAGCAGCATCAATCCAGACATCTTGAATTTCGCCTAAACTAGAATCGAAACGGTTGCCTACCGGAACCATATAGCGCACACTTGACTCGGCCAAATGTGCCTGACTGGCCCGCTGATCGGCAGTAACAGCAATAGCTTGTAGCAGTACCTCAGCCGACTCCACCGACTTGGCTTCCAAAAGCATTTCAAGCTCTTTAGGATCAGCAAGCAAAGCAGAGATTTCTCGGGTACGATCAATCTCACGGCTAATATCTCCCATCCAAGACGTAAGGTTGAAGAACGATTCGTTACCCAGCATTCCGGTAAGATCTACGGTCATGCCCCCTACCTTGGCAAGAGATCCACCACCTAGCATTCGGGAAATGAACCCTCCTTGCTGAAAATGAACAGAGGGAATGAACTGGCCAATATCGTCCTGTAACTGCTGATACTCTACCGGCTCCTTAACCGGATCATACAACTCTCCCATAACGAAATCCAAAAGAGCAATGGGCACAATGCCTAAGCCAGGCAACATATAACTGAAAGGATTATTTCCCTCGGTAGGCAAGAAAAACAAAGGAGAAAAGTCCGACTGTTCCGATCCAGGAAGAACACCGCCCTCATCACCCGGCAAAATTCCCTTATCAATAGTGAAGTCTGTGTGGGCAAGACGAGACAACAAAGCAGCAGAACGATTAGGTACAAGAGGAAAGCTCAACAACCCCTGCTCCTTAGCCGACCGCAACCACATAGCATTACTTTTGTTAATCCAACCACGCATGA